CCGCATCATCTTCAAAGGCATGGATAAGCCGGCAAAGCTGAAATCCCTGAATGGTGTCAGTATCGTCTGGATAGAGGAGTGTTCCGAAGTCAAGTATGCAGGAATCAAGGAGATTCTGGGACGTCTCCGTCATCCGACTCTCAGCAATCACATTATTCTGTCCACAAACCCTGTCAGCAAAAGCAACTGGGTTTACAAGTATTTTTTTCAGGACAAGGCAGCCGGCTACAAGGTGTTGGATGATGAGGAACTGTATCAGAACCGAATAATGGTGGTCGGAAACACGTACTATCACCACAGCACTGTGGATGACAACTACTTTGTACCGGCGGATTATATCGGGCAGCTGGACGAGTTGCAGCAGCATGATCCAGACTTGTACCGGGTGGCCAGGAAAGGGCGCTTTGGTATTAACGGAAGGCTGGTGTTCCCGCAGTTTGAAGTACGTACCGAAAGAGAAATTACTGAATGCATAAAGGGGATTACCAATCCGATTGAAAAGAACGGAATGGACTTTGGTTTCGTGACCTCCTACAATGCTGTGGTACGAATGATGATAGACCACGATAATAAAATTCTTTATCTGTATGACGAATATTATTCCAGAGATAAGACAGACCCGGAGATTGCGCGAGACATAGAGAAATGGAAGGGCATACTTATAAAGGCTGACTGCGCAGAACCAAAGGCAATCCGATATTACAAACAACAGGGATTCCGGATGAAGCCCTGCAAGAAGTTCCAGGGGTCTCGGGAGGTGTACACCAAAAAGGTCAAGCGGTTCAGGAGTATTGTATGCTCAGACCGATGTCAGAACATCATCAATGAGCTGAAGGAATTGACATTTGCCGTGGATAAGGATGGGGAAATCATTGAGGATGAATTCAATATTGACCCCCATACACTATCCGCTATCTGGTATGGACTGGATGATTACGAGGTATCAGACCTCAAAGGAGGCAGCATATCGGTCTTAAAGTAAAGGAGGTGGTGAGATGCCACAGGCCATGACGATTGATATTGTAAAGGAACTAATAAAGAGCTATTCCGCAGGGCACCGACGTTTTGTCCGGGAGTCCAAGGCGGCAGAACGGTATTATGAGAATAAGAATGATATTCTTTTTGGTATAGGGAAGAACCGGGACAATGACCCGCTGAGAAATGCGGATAACCGAATACCGCGGAACTTTCACGGCCTGCTGGTCAACCAGAAGGCTGCTTATATGTTTTCAGCGCCGCCGCTGTTTGATGTGGGAAATGAAAAGGCGAATAGGCAGATAGCAGACCTGCTGGGGGATAAATACGCCAAGGTATGCAAGGACTTATGCATAAAGGCCTCAAACTGCAAGGTGGCGTGGCTGCACTACTGGAAGGATGATGATGGGCAATGGAAGTATGGGGTTATTGACCCAAAGCAGATTATCCCAGTCTATTCCGCGGACTTGGACCGCCAGCTGGATGCCGTGCTGCGGAACTATAAAACCAGGGATGTTATTGACGGTAAGGCCATCTATGTGTGGGAGTATTGGACGGCAGAAAAATGCTATGTGTATAAAAAGAAAAGCAGTTCCATTTCTGAAACAGGGTTGGAGTCGTATAACGTGTATGAGCTGACCGGCTCCCCGGATGAGAGTGTGGAGCAGACGAATGTGTTTGAGCATGGTTTTGGAGAGGTGCCATTCATCCCATTTTATAACAATAATATTCCCACAGATGATTTAACCAATATAAAGCTGCTGTCAGATGCCTATGACAAGGTATTCAGCGGCTTTTTAAATGACCTCGAGGACACGCAGGAAATCATATTTATACTGACTAACTATGGGGGCCAGGACCTCAAGTCTTTCATTGCGGAACTGAAAGAATACAAGGCAATTAAGGTGGAGACTGACGGCGCTGGAGGGAGCGGAGGTGTGGAGGCCTTGACTATCAGTATTCCGATAGAGGCCAGAGAGAAATTTCTGGAGATTACCAGGAAAGCAATCTTTGAACAGGGAATGGGTGTGGATCCGGATCCGCAGAAGTTTGGAAATACCTCCGGGGAAGCACTGAAATACCTGTACTCCCTTTTGGAGCTGAAGGCGGGCCTGATGGAGACGGAGTTCAAGCTGGGGTTTGGCCGGTTGGTACGGGCCATATGTCATCATCTGGGGGCCGAGTGTAAGCAGATAACGCAGACATGGACCAGGACGGCCATCCGGAGTGAATCGGAACTGGCTGACATCGCTACAAAAAGCACGGGCGTCATCTCCCATAAGACCATTCTTAAGAATCATCCATGGGTGGAAAATGCAGAGGAGGAAGAAAAGCAGCTGAAGAGGGAAGAAGATGAAAATGCGCAGAAGGTAGATTTATACCAGCAGGCATTCAAGCAGCAGGGAAAACGGGAGGAAGAGGAAGGCGGTGAAGAAGATGGAGAACAGAGAACTTAAGACCTGTGAGTTGGTAGCAGAATTAGATAGGCGGGAGGGCGTGAAAAAAATTATTGCAGAGCCTTACCAGTTAAAGGATATTTCAGTGGAAGGCCCTGCTGTGATTCTTATGATTACCGATTAACTAATTTGCTGATATCGGTAACGTCCCTTTATGTAAGCAGCTAAATACTTACCATGTGAGGAAGCTGACATCAGTCCACTGTATACAGATTGTGGAACATCATAATATGCGTACAACCCCCCAGAGTTAAAGCGTACATATA